GGACCTTGACCCGATGACGCCCGAGGCGTGGGCGTACGCGAACCCGGCGCTCGGACACACGATCACCGTCCAGTCACTTGAGGCCGAGTCTCACGCACCCAACCGGGCGGCGTTCTTGCGCTCGAGCGTAAATCTCTGGATTCAGACGGACCAGTCGTGGCTGCCGCCGGGCCTGTTCCAAGAGCTGCGCGCCGACTCGCCGCCGCTACCGGGCGGAGTCATGGCGGTTGAGGTCAGCATGGACGACGGCAGGTACGTCGGCGTCCGCTGCAACGTCAACGCGCAAGGACAACTCACCGCGACCGTCGCGTTCATGGTCGACACGATCGCGGCGTGCTGGGACGCGGTCAACGCGCAAATCGCCGCCAACCCGCAGCTCGTCCTCGCGATCACGCCGACGCTGGACGTGTCATGCCCCGGCAACCTGCAGCACCGACGAATCATCGTCGGCTACCAAGAAATCTGCCGATGGACCGCAGTTGTCCGCCAGATGCTCAACGAGAAACGGTTGTGGCACACCGGGGAGACGATGCTGAGCGAACACGTCGGACGCGCGGTCGCCGTACGCACCACCGGGGCGATCGCGTTGTCGTCCACCAAATCGCCCGGGCCGATCGAGCTGGCACGATGCCTCGTGTGGGCCGCAGGCATCAGCAGCCGACCAGCCCCGGCTGTGCGACGCGCCGTCGTTGGCACCGCCAAGCCGCGACGAGTCGCCTAACATCTAGGCATGGCACTGTTCGGCAAAAAGGACGAGACGCCCGTCGTCAAAGCTGCGGCGGGTGCCGCAGGCAACCCGCTCGTCGGCAACTTCATCAACTACACGTCCGGCGCCGATCGCACCATCGCGCTACGCAACCCGACCATCAGCCGTGCACGCGACCTCATCTGCGGCATGATCGGCTGTCTCGAGATCGAGCAGTACGCGCGCGTCTGGAACGGCGACGAGTACGAGTACGTCGACCTGCCGCCCGACACATGGTTCCAGACACCGGACCCGAACGTGACGCGCAACTTCATCATGTCGTTCACCGCCGACGACCTGCTGTTCTACGGTCGCGCGTTCTGGGTCGTCACGCAACGCAACGCAGCGGGCTTCCCGTCGGCCTACACGTGGATTCCCTCCGCCGATGTGGTCACTTGGGACCAAGCCGGGCCTCAGTGGTGGGGACCCTCGTCGCAAATCTACTTCCAAGGCATCCAGCTCGAGACGCGCGACGTCGTGCAGTTCCTGTCACCGATACCGGGTCTGCTGTTCACCGGGTCGCGCGCAATCAACACCGCCTCGCGACTCGATCTTGCAGCTGAACGCTTCGCGACGATGGAAGTCCCCGCCGGATACTTGCAACAAACCGAAGGCGAACCGATGAGCGGACAAGAACTCGCCGATCTCGCAGCCGCATGGTCCGAAGCACGACTCACGTCGAGCGTCGCCGCGCTCAACCAGTACGTCAAGTGGCAGGAGTCGTCAATCGACCCGAGCAAACTAGAGCTCGTCAACGCGCGCACCTACCAAGCGTTAGAGCTGTCGCGCGTCGCGAACATCCCGCCGTACCTCGTCGGCGCACCGACCGGGTCGGGCATGACGTACCAGAACGCGCAACAGGCACGCCAAGACCTGTACCTGTTCGGCGCGAAACCGTACATCGACTGCATCGAGCAGACCCTGTCGCTGAACAGCGTGACACCGCGCGGGCGCTACATCAAACTGGACGTCGACTCCTACCTAGAGGAGAACGACGTGTCAGGCCCGTCGGAAGTGCTGCCCACTCCGGCGGGTACTGGCACGTCGGTCACACCCGGCACACCGATCGCGGACTAACCGTGCCGTCGTTCCGACCGACGCGCGAAATGGCGGAGGAAGCCAGACGCGGACTCGCGTGGCGACGAGAACACAACCGGGGCGGCACCGAGATCGGTGTCGCACGCGCACGCAACATCAGCAACCGCGACATGCTGCCGATCGAGACCATCAACCGCATGGTCTCCTACTTCGCTCGCCACGAGGCCGACAAACAAGGCGAAGGCTTCAGCCCGGGCGAACCCGGATTCCCGTCAGCCGGACGCATCGCGTGGGCGCTGTGGGGCGGCGACGCCGGGCAGACGTGGGCGAACGCAATCGTCGAACGCGTCAATGACACCACAGCGCGCGCAGCGAACGCCTACGCTGGAGACATGATCTACCTCACCAGCAGCAACGTCAAAATCGCAGCCGCCGCCGAAGGCGAAACCGAAGCACCAGCACGCACCATCGAGGGCGTCGCGGTGCCGTACAACACCGTCGCCGTCGTCTCAGGCGGCGAGAAAGTCATGTTCTTGCCGGGCAGTCTCCCAGTCGACGGCAAGGCGCCGCGCCTGTTGGAGAACCACGACGGCAGCAAGATCATCGGCGTCGTCACCGCACGCATGGACGACGAAGAAGAAATGCGCTACATGGCACGCATCTCGGCGACCAAGGCCGGGGACGACGTCATCGAACTCGTCAAGGACGGGGCGCTCGACGCCGTGTCGGTAGGCGTGGACCCGGTCGAGGCGAGCTACAACGACGAGGGCATCCTTGTCATCTCGAAGGCCAACTGGCGCGAGCTGTCAATCGTCGCCGAACCCGCGTTCTCGGATGCCACCATCGACCGCATCGCAGCCGCTAAAGTAATCACAACGGAACAGGAGAAACCCATGACCGAAATCCAGACTCCAGTAGAGAAGCCCGCCGAAGCGCCGAAGGCGCCGATCTGGGCCGAAGCACGCAAGGCGCCCTCACGTCTGCCATCGATGGCGGAGTGGGTGAGCGCGTACGTTCAGGGCGGCGAGAAGTACGCAGCCGTCAACCGCATGATCGCCGATCATCAGGCCGTTCACAACCCGATCGCTGCCGCAGCTGGCGACATCGCCACCACCGACACGCCCGGTCTCTTGCCGGTCCCAGTCGTCGGCCCGGTGTACGACAACATCAACTACATCCGCCCGGTCGTCTCCGCGATCGGTGCGCGCGCGATGCCGCTCGGTTCGGGCAAGACGTTCAACCGTCCTGAGATCACCACGCACACCTCGGTCGCGCAGCAGTCGTCGGAACTCGCGACGCTCAGCTCGACCACGATGGTCGTGTCGTCCAACATCGTCACCCGCTTGACGTTCGGCGGCACCGTGCTGGTGTCGGAACAGGACGTCGACTGGACCGACCCGGCATCCGTCGACATCATCCTGCAAGACCTCGCAGGCCAGTACGCCGACGCGACCGACAACTACGCAGCCGACCAGCTGTACGCCGCCGCCACCAACCAAGGCACTTGGGCTGGCACCGCCGCGACGTTGCTCGCCGACATCTACACCTGCGCCAAGGCAATCTCGCTGACCTCGAACGTGCTGCCGACGCACATGTTCGTCAGCCCGGCAACGTGGGCCAAGATCGGCGGACTCGTGGACGGCAGCAACCGTCCGTTGTTCCCGACCGTCGCCCCGTACAACGCCTCCGGCACGCAGGACGCGGGCAGCTGGAACGGCAACCCGCTCGGCTTGCAGCTGGTGGTCGACAAGAACTTCGCCACCGGCTCGGGCGCGGACCGCATCATCGTCGCGACCGCCGCAGGCCGCTACGCAGGATTCGAGATCTACGAGAACCAGCGCGGCCTCGTCGCCATCGACAAGCCCGAAGTCCTCGGACGCCAAATCAGCTTCCGGGGCTACTTCGCCACGCTCGCCATCGACGCGACCAAGATCCAGTACGTCAACTGGACCTGAGTTAGGAGGGTCGCATGGCGACCTACACCACGACACAGGCACAAATCACCGACAACGTCGGCGTCGTCAAGACCCTGACCTCGACCCCCCTCGAGGTAGGCAACACGCTGACGTTGTCGGGATTCGCGTCACCGTTCACCGCGCTGAACGCGACGTTCGTCGTCACGGCAATCCCGCAGCACCTGTTCCTCGGTGTCGACGACCAAGGCGACTACGTCTACGACTACGACATCCCGATCACGAACCAGATCGCGGTTGCAGTCACCGCAGCCGACCAGACACGCGCCCCGGCTGCCGCGACCATCACGTTCACGCCGACCTGCAGCTGGGTGAGCATCGCAGACGTCGAGGACTGGCTCGGATTCACCGTCACCAATCCCTCAAGCGACTACGACCTGCTCAACATGGCGGTCGGCGCAGGCAACCAGTTCGCGTGGCGCCGCCGCCAAGAGGCGGGCTACTTCGACAGCCTGACGACCGTCCCGTCATCCGACGTCAAGCTCGGGACCGTCATGTACTGCGGCTACCTGTACAGGATGCGCGGCAGCGCCAGCGAGTCCTACGCCGCGTACGACCCGCTCGCGACGTCCGGGCCGATCGGCGGCTCGTTCGTCGAAGTGCTGCGACTGCTCGGCATCAACCGCCCGCAGGTCGCCTGATGGCTGACGACCTCAAAGCCGGATACAACGACCTCCTGTCGCTGCTGGGGGCGATCGTCAACCTCCCGGTCGTCTCCAGCAGCGACCCCCGCAACATCAACCCGCCGTGCGTGCTGGTCGACGCGCCGTCGTTCGTCATGCACACCAACACCATCCCCGAGATGCAGTTCAGCATCAAGATCATGACCGTCGGCCCGGGCGACAGACGCGCACTCAACGACCTGCTCGACCTCGCCGACAAGATACGCGCCGCCAACCTCGGCTTGCAATCCGGGCGACCGACCGTCGTCCAAATCGGGTCGCAAGACTTCGCCGCCTACGAGCTGACCCTGTCCACTAAAGTCGTGCCATGACCAAGCTGCGCGTCACCACCGACCGCCTCAACGGTGCCAAAAAAGGCGACATCATCGACGTCGCCGACTCAAGCGTCGTTGAGTACCTCATCAACTCGCTGCAAGTCGAGCTGATCGAGGACGCCCCGGTAGCGGACGTTGTCACCAAAGTCAAGAACGCAGCCACTAAGGTTGGACGCAGGAAACGGAAGGACTAAATCATGGCAACCACAGTTCTCAGCAACCCAGTCGTCTCGGTCGGTGCCTCCAGCCCCGGCACCGCCCTCACCACGCAAGTCGTGTCTGCCGTCGTCAACACGTCGCAGGAACAGCTTGACTCGACCGCGTTCGGGCAGACCAACCGCACCTACGTCGGCGGCCTGACCAACTGCTCGATCACGCTCACGCTGCTGATGGACTACAGCGCGAGCTCGACCTACGCGCTGCTCAACAGCCTCGTCGGTGCGTCCGCGACGTACGTCGCCGTCAAAGCCACGACCGCCGCGATCAGCGCCACGAACCCCGAGTTCCAACTGACGAACGGGTACCTCGAGTCGTTTGACGTCGTAAATGCCAGTCTCGGGACCCTACAGCAGGTCGAGTGCGTGTTCGTCGGAGGCACCCTCGTCAAGGACGTCACCCCGTAATCAACCGCGCATAGAAGGGCAGCACCATGAAACTGACGTTCACCGTCACCTACCTCACGCCTGCAGGCAAATCGCAGACCGACGACGTCGAGATCACGCTCGGCGACTTCGCTGCGTGGGAACGCAAGACCGGGCGCCGCGTGCAAGACCTCGCGACCGGGATGGGCATCAACGACATGGGCTACCTGTGCTGGCATCGTCTCCACAAGACCGCGCGCGAAGGCCGCGACTACGAGACGTGGATGGAGTCGCTGCAGCTAATCGAGTCGCAGGCGGTCGACCGCGCAAACCCTACGGAACAGGCACCGTCCGAAGGCAGCTAGCGGCGCTGCTGCTCGCAACCGGGTGGTGGCCCCCGGACGTCGTGTTCGACGTACAAGACCTGCAGACGGTACTACTCTTGGATGAGAAACGTCGCAAAGGAAAGAAACGATGACCGCCGTCTACGCCGAAGTCAAGCTCGTCGGCATCAAAGAGGCCGTCAAAGAACTGAACAACATCGACAAGAGCGCTCGGCGCGAACTGACCCGCGAATACAAGCGCATCGTCGAGCCTGTCATCAGCGAAGCCAAGCAACGCATCCCGCTCGGCGCCCCGGTCTCCGGGTGGAACCGATCGTGGACGACCAAATCCGGCAAACAGCTGCTGCCTTGGGACGGTGCCGTCGCCGACGACTACATCAAGGCGCGCGTCAGCG